CGGACGGCTTCGAGCTTCGTCTGCGAGTCGGCGAGCGCGGCGCGGCAGCGGCCTTCGAGGTCTTCGTTGTATTTGGCATAGGCGTCCGAGACGAGCCCAGGCACCGCCTCGGTCAGCTTGGACTCTAGCTCCTTGCGGATCTCCGGCACCGTCTTGCCGATGCGCTCGAGCAGTTCGTCGAGCGTCTTATCGTGCTCGACCAGCAGCTGCGCGAACTCCTCGGCCCGCTGGCCCAGCTGCTCGTTGCTCGTGATGATGGCGTCGAGAACGCTATGCATTTTCAATGGGTGCGGAGGCTTTTGATCTTGGCTCGGCGATCAGTCACGCTCGCGAAGAGCGCGGTCAGCTTGTCCTCGGCGTCGGCCTTCTCGGCGAGCATCTTGCGCGCGTCGGAGAGCGTGACGATCGGAGCGGGAGGAGGCGGCGCGACGACCGGCTTCGGCTGAAATCCGAACGGCTTTAGCGCCTGCTCGATCTGCGCCTCGCTTTTCGCGTTCTGGCCCAGCTTCTCGCGCACGGCAGCAAGCTTCGTCGCCTTGTCTGCCAGTCGCTCCAGCGGCCGCTTCGCGCGATTGCGCCCAGCCTCTAGCGCATCGGCGACGTTCGTCGGCCGATTCAGTTCCTCGCGTTTGAGCGCCTCGGATTTCGCACGCGCCCAGCTGGCGCCGGCGTCACCGCCCCAAAGCGCCCACGCGATTCGGCCGGCGGAAGGATAGCCGTCTTCGCCTGGGGAAAAGCCCGTGCCCTGCTTGTCGACCTCGTGCCGCGCGAAATAGGAGACCATCCGGCGCACCGTGTCAGGAGAGAGATTCGCCTTGTTGCTGATGTCGCGCGCGCGAGCGACGCCGACAGCGGTGCCGCCGCGGTTGAACTTCTCGCGCCACTCGAGGCCGCGCTTGGCCTCGGCTGCCATCGCATCGGTTGGCGTCAGGTCAACGCTCGCGAAGCGCGCAAGCTCGGCCGGCGTCGGAGGCTGGTCCGGCGTTTCGTCCTCGGGCGCGGCAGTCGATTCCGCCTGCGCCTCTGCGGCAGCGCTCGCCACGTTGTCTCCGGTAGCGGCGGCAGCGGCCGGCGTGCTTGGGAGCGAATTGGTCACGAGGCGGATCGACGTCTCGGGAATCTCGTAGCGCTCGGAGAGCTCCTTGACGTAGCTCGCCTCGGCCGCGATCTGCTCGAGCCGGGTGAAGGCATCGGTGCCTTGCTCGGCCGCGATCTCTTGCAAGGACTTCGCGCCCTGCCGATTCTCGTTCAGATTGGCCGCTGACTCGCGACCAACGTCGATGGTGAGCTTAGGCGGGAAGCGCCACTCGCCGCGGGTCGCGCGCTTGAGCGCCTGCACCGGAGTCTCGCCGGCGCGAGCAGGAGGCGCAGGGATCTCGCCGCGAGCGATGGCGTCGAGGATGACCGCGTTCTTTATCGGGTCGAGCACCTTGTCGACGAGCACGCCCTGATGCCGCGCGAACACGCGGTCGGCCGCGGCAAACTCCGCGCGCACGCTCGGGCCGGCGTAATCCTGCGTGCCGAAGAGGACGCCCTTCGGGATGCCGACCGCGATCGAGAGCTCGTGCATCAGATGCGCGATGAAGCCCGTGAACGCTGTGCTCGGCCGCGCCGGCATCGTCTCGACGCGGTCAGCCTGGCCGAGATACTTAATCATCCCGACCTCTGAAAGCTCGTTCTTCTGCTGCTGTCCGCTCGGCAGCGTCATCGCCGGCGTCGGCGTGAAGAGGTTGCGCGCGTTGGCCGTGCCGCGGTCGGTGAAGACGAGCGCAGCCTGCTGCGAAGCGAAGCGCACGCCGGCCTTCTCCGCTTGCAAGATCTCGTGCAGCATCCGCGCCGTCTGGATCGCCGCGTGAAAGTCGGTCACTCCGCGGTACTGATCGACGCGGAAGGGATCGAAGTAGTGGCAGAAGTTGCCGGCCGGCACGTCCTCCGCGCCGAAGTAAACGCCCTCGCGCGTCACGCGGTAAATTCGGTACGCGACCGGCACGCCGAACTCGTTGGTGATGACGCCCTCGAAGTAGTTCTCCGAGTCGAGCCCCATCTCGTTTGGATTGCCGATGCGCGTCGCCGGCACCAGCTGCAACTTCAGCACATCGCCCACGCGGCGGATGACGAAGCCGCAGTCGCCGTCGACCGGCCGGTTCTCCGCGGCCAGCTGCACGAGCTTGCGGAAGGAATTGCGGCCCGTCGCGTCGGCCTGCTTGCACCACGAGTGAAACCACTCGCCGACCGTGGCGTTGTAATCGCGGTCTCCAGTCGCCGGCGAGTATTCGGTCGGCGTGAGGTAGTTGCCGAACTTGCGCGAGACCTCTTTTACCTCGGGGCAGTTCTCGACCAGATTCCGCGCTTCCCACATCATCACCACCCGCTCGCGCACGGTCTGCGAGGACTCGCTCGGCTGGCCGTATTGCGTCGGCGCGTAAAGCCGGTTCGTCTGCGCGGCGTTATAGCTGAAAAGCGCGGTCTCGACGCGAGCCTGGAGCCGGCGCAGCGCGGCCTGCGGAGCGATGGTCTCGAGCGCCCGCTCGAACCACGGCCGGTTGCGGATGACTTGGGTCGCGTCGAAAGTCTGCATAATCAATTCCCGGTGAAGCTGACGAACGTCGTGTCGGTCGTGTTGCCGTTTTGGTACTCGATGGCGGCGGTGATGTCGCCCAGCATCCTGTTGAGCGTGTTAAGATCAGCGCGCGTGACCGACTTGCCGTTCAGCGAATAGCTCGTGTTCAGAAGGCAGGCTTGAATCGCGTCCAAGACCTTGGACTTGAGCGTCGTCAGCGTCGCAACGTCAATGTCGAGGAAGGGATTGTCGGCCGCCATAAAAGAGCGGCCGCCGTCAAAAGGTTTTTTGACGCCCCGCGCTGGCTTCGATTTGACGACAAAAAAGCCGCCCCACTATGGGAGCGGCTTGATCTGCTTCGGCGGTCGCCCGCCTCGTCGGCCGTTGCGCCTTGCGGCGGCGGCCTTGGCTTCGGATCGGATCCGCCCGCCGAGGCGGCCTAGCGCGACCGCGGCGGGGTTCTTGGCTGCGTCGCTCATTTCTTGGCGATGAGGCGGGAAGCCTTGATCCAGTAGCCCTTCTCGCCGTAGCTGATGGCGTAGCGGTGGCCGGCGCCGACGAGATACTGGGTGCCGTAGCAAACCTTGATCGCCGCGCCGGCGGTGCCGTCCGAGAACTTCATTTCATCGCGGGCGTTGATCACGCGGACCGGGGACTCGAGGCCGTCCTCAAAGCGGACCCAGGCGTTGTAGCCGCGGAAGGTGTTAGTGGTCGGGAGGGTGGTGGTGTCGTTGTTCACGGTGCAGAGAGAAACCTAAGCGGTGGGGATAGTCAAGCGTCTTTCGGAAAAAAGTTGGGGCGGGTTTTTAGCCCGCCCCGGTGGGCTTAGAAGTTGCCGCGATAGGCTCGGCGGCTATCGCCCCGCATTTCCTGGTGGTCATCGTAAGCCATCGCCAGCGTCTGCTTCTGGAGGTTCTCGCCGAGCTTGCCTTTGGTCAGGTAGAAGCTCGGGCGGTAGTTGCCCTCGGCGGTCAGCAGCGCAGAGAAGGAGGGGAACATCGTCAGCTTGCGGGTGATGTTGTCGAGGTGGTTGGCGTTGGTGTTCATTGTCGTTGTTTTGTTGAGGTTGTCGTTGTTGACGTGACCAGAGAAACCCAAGCGCTCGGGAATCTCAAGAACTATTTTGAGGAAAAGCGCGGCCGCAATTCCAAGCTACGTCTTCGCCGGCACGAAGCGGATGATGCCCGCGATGGTCGCCATACAAAGGAGCATCGCGCTCGTGTCCAAGCCGTGGTTCGGCGCGTTGCTCCTCACCTCCCTCCATTCCCAGACGCCCGTCCGCACCTCGACCTTCGCCTCGCCCTTGAGGTGCTCGAGGTAGAGCGGATTGACGTCGCTCGGCAGTTCCCAGCGGAGATCGCCCTTGCCCTCGAGCGCGCTTGCCAAGGTGTCCTTAAAGTAATCGCCGCTCCAGTTGTAGAAGTAAACGTCGCCTCCGCGGTAGTCGCTGACTTGCGGATCGCTGAACGGGAAGTTGACCATCGTCCCGGTCGCCTCGTCGCGCATCGTCCACGTCCGCCGGCCGTAGCCGCGCATCGAGCGCCAGCCGAACTCGGCGCAGTCGCGGTCCACGTCCGCCGGCCGGTAGCCGCGATCCTGCGCGACGCAGGCCGACGAAACCTTAAACCGCTCCTGGAGCGCGCGCAGCTGGTCCCGCGTGTCGATGCGCCCGAACCAAAGCTGGCGGTAGCGCGGCCCCTGCGCGGTTGAGAAAGCGCCGACCTCGCACCAAAAGTGGTCTTGCTGACGGTCAATCGCGAGGAAGCGGATCGCCTCGTCGGGGATCGACTCGCCTTGCGCGTAGTCGGCCAGCTTGTAGCCCGAGTCCTTGAGCAGCACGTTGACCGCCTTCTTCTCGACGATCCACGGCAGCGCCTGCCGCTTGGTCCGAAACTCGATCTTCGCCTGCTCATCGCCCGTGCGGACCAGCTGGTTTTCGGCCTGGAGGAACTCCTCGACTAGGAGCCGCATCGGCCGCGTGACGATTGCCTCTAGCCGGAACGAGCGCACCTCCCGCGTCGCCGCAGGATTCATCGGCACGAAGCGCCCCGTCTTCGCCCAGCCGGCGCGGGTCGCGTCGCTGTCCGGCGACTCGTGGCCGCACGCGATGCAGCGGAAGCGGCAGGTCTCCACCGCGCGCCCCACGTCCCACGTCTCGTCATCGCGGCGCGCCGCTCGGTCCCAGATCACGCCGCCGCGCTGCTCCTTATGCAGCACCTCGAACGCGACCGGCAGGATCTTGCGGCAGCCTGGGCACTCGGCGTGCCACTCGCCCTGGTCGCCAGAGCGGAAGCTCGTGTCCTCGACGTTGCCCGTCTCCGCGTCCATCACCGGCGCCTGGCTCGCGTTGTAGATCTTAGAGCGGCCGACCTCCTCGAACTTGCTGACGCGCGCTACCGCGTGGCCGTAGATCTCTTGCCAACGCGGCAACCAGAGCTCGTCGTTGATCTTGTAGCGGATCGACTGGCTCTGCTGGGTCGAAAGGTTGGCCGCGTTGAGCGTGACGAAGAAGCCGCCAAAGAAAATCTCCGTCGTCGTCCGGTGCGGCCCCGGCTTCGGCAGAAGCGCAGCGACCGGACGGCAGCGCTCGAGGAGCGGCCAGAGGCGCGTCTTCGCGTGCTTCTCGACCATCTCGTCGGTCTGCATCGTCCACGAGATCGGGCCGGGATCGTTGGCGATTATCCACGGGAGCCAGACGTCGGCCACCAGCGTGCCGCCGATCTGCACGGCTTTCCGAAAGTGAACGCGCCGAACCAGCGGGTTTTGGAGTGCGTCGAAGATCGGCACGAGCCAAGGCGAGAGCCGCACGTTAAACGGCCCCGGCGTCGCGTAGGATTCCGGCAGCTGCACGTGCCTCCGCGCCCAATCGTAGATCGGCGAGCGATCCGGCCGCGGGAGGCGAAAGCCGGCAAGGAGTTGCTCGGCGCTCATTCCTCGGTCGCGCTCTTTCGAATCGCCTCCGTTTCGAACCGTGCAAGGTTCCCCGCGATCACCTCGCGGATCTCGTCCAGGATCAGCCCGCCTTCGACGTTCGCCTCCGCGGCTGACTTGCCGGCGACGCGCGGGCCGAGCTCGACCTCGAGCTTCAAGCGCAGGAGCAAGTCGAGCTTCTGGCTGAGGAGCTGGAGCATATCCTGCACGACCTCGCGCTCGACCACGTTGCCGCGTTCGCGCCCAAGCTTTAGGTCGCGAAGCTCGATGTCGCGCCGCATTAGCTCGGCCTTCAGCGCGCCCAGGCTTCCGTCCTTGATTCGCCCCAGCCCGCGCTCGTCGCGCCACGCGATCAGCTGCTCGACGGTCGCGCCGGTCGGCCAATCGTCGCGCTTCTGCCACTCGCGCAGCGTCGGCCGCGTGATCTTAAGCGCTCGAGCGAGTGCGTCCTGTGTCATCGTGTCGCGTTCCGGCAAGATTGCCTCAAGGCCCAGCCCCGTTTTTTTGCGCTAGGTCTTGCAACCCGTTTCGTCGGAAAACCTTACAAAGGTTTCCTACTCCCCCACCCCCAGTCACTTGCGTGATCGCCGAATCGTCTGCCCCCTTGCACTGGACGAGTCGGCCGAGTGTAAGCTTTTCCGTCACTCTTCGCCCTCCTGCTGCCGCATCGCCTCGCGCAGCCCGTCCGCGCTGCTCATCGCATCCTCCCGGTGCTTGATGGTCTCCCGTAGCTCGACGAGCACCGCCGCCACCTCGGGAAACACCATCCGGATGCGCCGCACGTCCTCTTGCCATTCCCAGTGAAGCGCTTGCCTAGTCTTGCCCCGGTCCCGTGCCTGATCTTCAAACGACGCGAGGATCGAGCCCGTATCGCCCGAGCCTGCGCGCAGCACTAGGCGGAAGGCCGAGGGTGATAGGTCGGCCAGGGTCGCTAGCCGGCGGACTAGGTTGGCGGCGCTGTCGTGCTTGAGCGTGTCGAGCTCGAGCAAGCGCTCGAACATCTCGCAGCTTACCTTAGCCGCCTCGCTCGCGCCATCGTAGCGCAGCCTATGGACTGGCTGGCGGTTGAGCGTGTAGGTGACCACGTCACAGCCCCTCCAGCGGGTTATGGACTAGGGCCGCAGCTGACTCGCTCAGGACGACCGCGTCCTCCAGCCCTAACGTGCCCAGCTGGTCGCGCTGCTGGATGCTCTCGATGATCTGCCGCAGGCGCTTGATGCGCTCGGCGTGTTCCTTCACCAACGACTTCCGATGGGATTCCAGCTGCGCGATAGACCGCGCCGCCCGATTCGCGAGGCGTAGAGCCTCAAGTTCCAGTCTGTCCGCGTCTTGCTTCAATGTGCCTCCGTTTCGCGCCGCCGAGCTTGGCCGTCAGCTTCTGATGCTTCGCCCAGGCGTGCGCCGTTATGTTTTTGGGTTTCCGTGCCACTAAAGCCGATTTTAGCGCTTATGGTCGCCGCTCCGTCAAGCGGAAACGGCCATTGCGTGCGTTTTCT